TTACTATCCGAGTAAAATCCATCAGAGGCTAGTGTTGTTAACTCTGAATCTATGAAGACAGCCGTAGCTTGTAAGAAGGTTTTAGCGTCTATGTAATTTATTGCGTTAGTTGGCATGTTATTTTATTTTATGATGAGCATCCGCATCTTGTGTAAGTAATTGTTACCCCTTCTACAATATCTGTAGTCGTAGGAATAGACCTTGAACATATAGTTTCAACTCTTCCATTTGAAATAGTACCCTCAGCCTCTAGCCCTGTAGTGCAGTCTAAGTAGTCGTATAACACTACACCTCCACTGTTGTTTAGTATCTCATACTCTGAGCATAGCTCAGTACAATCATAACCACAACAAGCATCAGCAGCATCTACCGTTGAATGAGATAGTAGAAGTGAACTCTTGTCCCTTAAATCCCAAATCAAATAAAGATTTTCTCCTACATTTTCCTCTGCAGGCATCATAAAAGTAGCAGACACAAATTCATCTGTTTCAACTGGGTTTAAGGCTACCGAAGCATTTTCAAGAAGTAACATCATATCTGTAGAGTTATTCTCATAAACCTGAGAAGACCTTAGATACATAAACCTGTTTGTGTTTACGTCAAAACTGAAAGAACTATTGCTATTTTTCTCTACAAACAAAGTAATATCTGAATTGTCAGTAGGTACTGAAGAAGCTCCTTGAGGCCCTGTAAACTCATCGTATAAACTTAATGTTGGATTCCCTGCGTAGGTTACAAAAGGAACATCCGTTGATGATACTGGTGACTCAACTATTCCGTCAACATAGCTAAATCCTAATCTAGTTGGTGTTAATATAGGACTTCCAGGGTTAGGAGAATAAACAATCCATCTTACGTTAATATTGTTAGGGTCTGGGCATCCTGTAACAACCTCTAATCCAGTCGCTACACCTGTACTAATTACAGTTATGTCAAACTTAGTTTCTCCAGTTAGACTCTTTGGTATACTTATATTTCCCGATGTAGATACAGGCCCTGATGTGTAAGTTGTTGAGTTGTAAACAACATTAATGGTTACAGTTCCTACCATTCCAGCAGGAATATTCCATTTCACGTCAGTATATCCAATTATAGTACCTACGTTTATGCAGTAGGTGTAATCATTTCCTGATTGAACATTAAAGGTTCTGTAGTCCTCGCAGTCTAAACACTTAACCTCAGCAGGAAGTAGTACATCGTTTGAAGACAGTACATACTCGTTCATGTAAGGGTCAAACCCTCCTAGCTTCTGAGTGTTAAAATCATTGATGAACAAATCCCTAAACCAAGAACGCATACCCTGCTCGGATATTACTTTAACTTGGTCTCCTGCAGCCTCATCTGCACCCTTCATTTGTATCACAGCTCCTCTCTTTGCGTCAGTAAAGAATTTATCGTATCCCCACTTAACATAACTCTCAGGGTTATGGCTAATACCATACTCCTCAGTCTTCGTTACTTGCTGACCTAATACTTGAGGAATAGAAGTTAAAGCACTTCCACCGCCTGCATCAGAAAGAATATTCTTGCCTGCCAGTACATAAGAAATCTTGTCCTCCTGTAGTACTAGTACGTTTGTTTGTTTTCCGTCAAGAATCTGAATTTTTCCAAAAGAATCCTCTAACGGTTTAAAGTTAAGTAGGCCTAGGTTAAACTCGTTCAGCTTGTTTACATTAGTTTCATCATTATAAACGCCACTGTAGGTAAGGTCTGCAAACCTGTGAGCTTCTTTGTAATCCTCTGCAGAGACAGATAAAACCCTGTTTCCTAAGTTAAACTGCTTTCCTGTAATAGAATCTAAAGCCTTATAACTCTCAGCTCCGTTTCCAAACATATAACAGTTATAGAAATCAGTGTCTATAATCGCTGACTGTAAATTTGTTTGATTTTGAACATTACCCTGGTGGAATCCATTTGTTATTGGAAATGATTCGCTTGACTCATAAAATACGTCTGGCAAAGCGTCCAATGGTTGTGTTTCAAATATTAAAGAAGACTCAGGTAGATATATTTGCAATGAAGCCTGACCGTTAGCCTCTCCATTCTTAGTTGTTGAACACGCATTAGTACCTGTGATTACCAGCTCTAAATATCCTGTTGAACCTCTGTAGAAATACCAATTATTAGTACAAAGAGAAGGAGCAGCAGGTGATGTTGTATGAATTGCTGGATAGAAAACATTATTAGGTATACATTGAGAATTTCCGGCAAAACCTGTTCCTCTTACGAAACTGCTTGATATACTATCTCCTACAAACCAATCGTACATATTATTGTAGTCAGCAGTAGAAGTGAATGTTTCATCATAAGTAAAGCTTCTTTCCTCGCATTTTTTCTTTCCAAACGTACCGTTTCTCTTATACCTAAACTTTATTTTAATTATAGAGTTGATAGGAATAGCTATGTCTGTATGAGTAGTTCCGTTAAAAGTACTACATCTCAACTGAGTAAAACAGTAATTATTTTGTCTATTAGCGTTAGTAAAGTTTGAAACAGAATGAACGGCAGAAGGAACGAACTGAGCACTAAAGTCATCCGAAGTAATCTTCATATATACCCCTGCTGGAGGTACAACCCCTGTCGTTGTTGTTATGAAGTTTGATGACTGTGCCTTCTTTTCTAGAACAGTGGCTGTTACGCACTCGTTAATAGCTCCACTAGTGTCAGACTTAACAGTGTACCTGTCTCCCTCCTCTACTTTTCTTGCGTTTTCGCCCTCTAACAGAAAATATATGTTATTAGTTCCATCCTGAATCCAATAAAATTGAGCGTAAATTGTTTCGTACCCTTGTTTGTCTGGCTTTATTAAAAACTTATACCTAGTCGCCCAATATGGTGGCTTTTGTATGCTTGGTATTGTAACCTTAATGCTATTTTTACTGTCTGAATATTCACAAGGAACATGCTCTGTATTCCTGTTACTTACCAAAGCTGTAGTTGAACGATTAAAATCGTCCATGTAAGCTATTGCTATTTCGTACCCCCTATTGCTATGAAGACTTTTTGAGAATCCACCTGTAGAATAAGCTCCTTCTGCTTCATGAACTCCGTAATATTCGTAAGCGTATGCCCCGGTTGGGTTGTTTGCATCAGCAACGTATTGAATAGCAGGAAATTTAAAGCTAATAAAATTACTAGAAGGCGTTGAAAATACTTCTATAGGCTGACCGTTTGCCGTTATACCACTTGCATACTTAGTAAGAGTAGCTAGAATAGGAGAGTTACAGTTATATATATCTGTAAACGTAGTTCCACTACAAGAAGTTGGGTTTGTAGGGTCGTAAACAGGAAGTATGTTTGATGTAGTACCTACCTTATCTAAAAACTCTGTACTTGAAGCTAAATCATAAACAGATGTATAGCTTCTAGGAAGAGTAAATAGCAGAGATACTTTGAACGAGCTGGATGCAGTAATAGGAATTGTTCCAGAACTAAAAACTCGTAAGAAAGTTATGTCAAACGATATAGAACTACCTGCCACCATATAGTTTACACCTGCACTTGGGTTTAATACGCTTAAATCAAAGTCAACAATTCCTTTATAATAAACAACAGTCCCCGGGGCTGGGTCTATATTATAGTTTGTAAATCTTTTGGTATATGGAAAAGTGTAGCCAGTAGAAGTGCTTCCTGTTATTAATTCAGTATAGTACTCTAATTTTAGCTTATTTCCGGATACATCAATCAAGTCGTACCCCTCTGTGTAGTTACCATAAACAAGTCTATTACTCATAACCGTCTGAGCCTTAGCAAATCTAGGTACATTATCGTAAAGCCTTAATATCTCAGAAGAAGGAAGTATTGTATAAATCTTACTGTTGTCAAATGTATAAGTCCTAGATTGGTTATCTCCCCATCCATTATCTACTTTGTCCAGCTTCTCTATCACCCTAATTACTGGGTCGTTAGCATCCTTAAACAGTAAATCTATACCAACAACCAAATCTCCTCCTGTTTGAAATGTAATGATGGCTGCGTTAAACTTATTCTCCATTCCCTCATTAAGTACACTCTCTGCACTTAAAAAGAAATCTTTAGGCTCAAACGCAGGTTGTGAAAATTGAGATGTAGCAGAGTATTCATTGTTTGCGTACCTGTAACGGTATCCAAAGCAGATAAACCTATCCTCCATGTAATTAATGTCATTTCCTATGTCAATAAGACTAACTGAAGGAGATGTAAGCGGTGCTTTCTTGATTACAAGTAAAGACTCATCGCTAAATGTATCTACATTTGCAAGAGGAAACGAATAGCTATTATCTACGTCAATCCTTCTAGGAGCGTTGTAGTCATCTGTAAAGAACAATAGGTTTTCAACCAAAGAAACCCCTGTTATTAAATACTCAGGGTTGAAGTTTAAGGTGGTAATTATACCAGCTCCAATGTTATTTAAAATACTTACAACGTGATAGTTTAAGAAGGAAGTCTTAGTATCAAATGATACTATCAAATCAAGTTTTCCACTAGCTCCCACTGTAAATGTTGGGTCATGAACAAACCAAAACAGTCTTTCATTTGCTCCGTCTTCAAAAGCTCCAATGCATCTAGCGTTAGCACTCAGTGGAGTACCATCTATATACTTAAGGCTTGTCAACGGAAGGTTTCCTAATGAGTTCTCTATCGATCCAACATTATTTCCCTCCGTAGAGTTAACCCTTACGTTTAATGCATCAATGTATTCACCGTCCTGCATAAGACGTACATCGGTAGACTTATTCATCTTACCCTTGGTAAAGCTTTTAGTTATATTCGCCATATTATTTTATAATCTTATTCTGACCTCTCATATTCATTAAAAGTCTTCCGGGATGTATATTGCTGATTCTGATTTTTGCGTTCCTTAGAAGTGCTGATTTGTCCTTTTTAGCTCTATTTACTACATACTCTTGAACTCCTAACTTGGAATTTAGTATAGAATATCTAATATAAGCGTAAATAAACTCCTCAAACATCTTGTTTACACTAATGCTTGATTCATCTCCATTCTCCATTCCATCTGAAACGTATTCTAATACACATAATTCACCTGCCATACTAGAGCTAAAGTTAATTACTCCTGATTTTTTATCTATAGTAAATGTAGGGTTTACATTAGCTGTTTCAGTATTTAAGCCAAATCTTGCTCCTATTGAGTAATCAAAGTACCAATCACCATCAATATTGTATCCTGATTTTCCGTTATAAGCTCCTCCACCCATGTAAATGCTTTTCTTAGTTCCTGCTATTCTATCCGTGTCCAAGAAAGAAAACTGAGGTTTTAAAACATTTCCATTGATATCAAAAAGTATTCTGTAGTTATTATCCTGAAGATAAGCGTCAGAAGATGTCGCTTGAATATTTTCTGTAAGTGGTCTTAATACTCCTCCTGAATATAAAGACACTCTAACCCAATTTACATAGTCAGGTGGTAATACAAATCTAAGTAAGTCAGATACATTAAGCTCTAACGCTTTAATTTCTTTAAACGCATCGTAGTTTAATTCTTGTATCCCTCTCTTAGCATGAAATAAAACCTTATACCTCTCTTCGTTATTAATTAATGAGTGGTTTCCAGCATACATCACCATAAAGTTATTTACTATGTCCTTAAGTGTAACGTATTGATAAGAGCCCCAGTTTTCATTTTCTGGTAGTGCTCCTCCGTTCTCGTAGTATTGATATTGTGATATATATGCCATTATGCTTCAGTTTGGTTTGCTTGTTGTTCTTCTGCTTGAGCGAATTGTACTATTTGAATTTCTCTTATAGACATTCCTGCGTATTGAAGTATTCTTGTTACTAATGAAACTTCATCATCTAATGTAAGTTCAAAATCTTGGTAATCAGATCTAGTTGAATCAAATGCAGGTTCTCCATTTGGTAAAAGGATGTAAGTCCACTTTGGTTCTTTTGGATATCTAATATACTGAGCTACAACTCTTCCAGGTTCAATAATTGTTTTAGGGAAAAGACTCATAAGTATTCCTTCCTCTGTGTATACAGGAAATATCTCAGAAGGTGCTGTAAACGAAGTGCTGTTAAGCATTGTTATTTTACTATGGTTTACTTTCTCCGCTTCGTTCTGTACTGATAAAAATATAGAATAATCTTGAGGAGTAGCCGTGAATATATCTGCATCTAAAGATAAAACATTGTCACTTACTATAGAAATTACCTCTGCTGAGGTATAAGTAGTCGTGTTAACTACAATATCTCCAATAGCTACAGTAGCTGTAAAAGTAGCTGTAGAGTCTACTAATTCATTAGGAGTACCGGAAACAGAAGTGTTAGCACCACTGGTTCTAAACTTTTCATAAACAAGAGCTTTGTTTATTAAATAATAATCATCTCCTGTAGTTGTAGCAGAAGGCAATAGAAATTTATTAGAAGCTCCATAGTGCATATAACTTGTTACACTAAACATATCTATAACCTCTTCTATCCCTTTTGTGATATCTGCATACCCTGTTCCTGAAGAACGAGCATTTTCTTTATTTATTTGTCTATTATACTGATAAAAATATTCGTTAAATAAATCCATCTGAGCTTGTTTTGAAAACAAGTTGAAGTCTGATGGAGAAATATAACCGTAGTTATTTTTATTAAGTATAGATAAAACTGTGTTTCTAACTGAATTTATCATCTTTTACGTTTTTACAAAGATAAGCAAAAAAAAAGAGTAGTCCTTTTACAGACTACCCTAATTAGTTTTAACTTTTATTTAATATTAAAGATTGCTTTCCAACATCTTTAAAGATTCTATTCCATCGTCAGTTTGTAAATATGAAGTTACGCTATCAATAGCATCACCTCCAAATGGAACTGTAAGCATTCTCTTTTTATTTGAAGCTGTATTATACCATACTTCAGTCTTGTTTTTTCTGAATGTAAGTAGTCCTCCGTCAAAGAAAGATTGTGCTTGAGATTTTAACTTCAAAGAAGAGTCATCTAATATATCTAAAAATCCTTCCGGATCTTGTTTTGCATAAATTAATAAATCCCTTTTAAGTTCTTGTGTAGTGATTGTAGAAGATTTATGCCCAAATAATACTCTGCTTACTATCTCAATCTGATCTAAATCTAATTGTCTAGCAGCTACAAGTGCATCTACCTCTACGTTAAGTCTTTCAACTACTTCTGAAGCATCTTGTTCTTCATCAGCTTCTTCATAAGTAACTCCATTTCCAGGATGATACTCTAAAAATTCTTGTAATACAGGATTAGTTTTTTGAACCATCAAAAGACCATCCTCAAAAATAATAGGCTCTAGTATTGCATTTCCATCCTGCTCATCTTCAAATGGTGATTTTTGATTTCTAGCATATCTTAAAGGTCTATTCTCATTCTTTTCTTCGTCATACCATAATAATGGTTGTCTTGAAGAACCTCTTGTAGAAATCATTAATGATAATGGGGCTGCATCAGCCAATAATCTGTATACTTTATCCTTTGGTGTTTTTTTGTTTTTCATTTGATATAATTTTTATTTGATTTATAATAAAAAAATAGAGGTCGCAAATTGCGACCCCTACCTTTAGTTTTAAACTTATGCTTGTTTGAACAAGAAGAAGTTGTTTGCACCTAGTGTACATACAGCTCTTTCAGACAAGAAGTTTACTTCCATAGCATCTAAATCGCTATTTGAAGCACCACCTGCTGAACCTGTCATCCATGTCTTGTAACGTCTGTCTTCAGTTTCAGAAGCTCTGTATCTAACGTGTAAGAATGGTCTCTTAGCATTTTTTCCTAAGATTTGGTCATAAACAGTAGTAGAACCTGCAGGAACTAATAGTCCGTTGACTTTACCATTTGTTAATCCACCTCTCATTGTTGGGTCATTCAAGTATTTCCAATCTGACTTGTAGAAATCATACCCTCTTCTGAATCCTGTGAATCCTAAGTTAAGAGCCATGTCCTTGTCATTATCGAAAAGACCGTAAGAAGTACCATTTGTACCGTAAGAGTTCTGACCAGCTAACATATCATCGATAGCAAAACCAAATGCTCTATCTAAGAATAATACATTCTCTTCAATAGAACCTTGCTTGTCTAATCTTTGTACGATAGTATCCCAATCAGATAATGCAGCTGGATTAGTTCCTGCCCACACGTTTCCTCTGTTACCTACAGTGTAGAATACACCTTCAGAACCTTTGTTTCCTACGTTACCTGTAGCTGCAGCAGCCCCTGAACCAGTCGCAGCAGGAACAGCTTCAATCATTGCTGTCTCTAAGTAATCATCGAATCTCAAACGAGTTTCGTGCTCAGACTTCATGTACCAGTAGTATCCTGAAGCTCCGTTTTCAGTAGTTACTTCAATCCATCCAATTTGAGCCATATCAGAACCTGATACTGCATACTTATCTTTTAAGATAATTGGAGAGTTTTCGAAGATTTCATCATCTGCTTCTAAAGAACCTACCATTCCTGTAGTTCCTTTTTTGAATTCAGAACCGTAGATGAACATTTCGTAAATGTTTCCTACGTTATCATTTGTCATACCACTTGCTTCGTAGAAAGCCACCTCGATAACACCTGTAGCAGTATTAACAGAAGTTACGATTGCTTTGTTTACTGTAGCAACTGTACCTACGATAGTTTTAGGCGACAACATGATTGTTTGTCCAACTCTTACAGCAATACCTCCAGTACCAGGTACTAAAGTATCGTTAATTGTAAATACAGCTGTATCTTGTGTCGTTATCACTGTAGTTGTACAGTTTACATATTTTGTGTGTAGTCTTCCTTGCTCTGCCCATTTGATAAGGTCTGAGTTAGAAGGCATTTCAGCTCCTACCATTCTTAAGAATGAAGATACTGATCTATTACCATATCTTTCGAATTCTTTCTCGTAAGTATCTGGAAGATACTGATTCAAGAAATTGAAGTTAGTAATGTAGTTTGTTGATAGGGCAACTTGCTCTGCACTTGGCTGCAAGTTAAACCCTGGTGACGCTTGTACTGACATAATTTTTGTTTTTGTTTTTTGTTAATGTTTATTTTTTACTCCTAATCTTTAATCCACGACCCGAGTCGTTACTTAAAGACCTTACCTGTGTTCCTCCTTTTGAACTGACTTCTCCGGTGGTACGTTCAGACATGTTAATGTTTTTCATTGTCTTCATCATTCCATCCTTTGCAGTCGACTTGCCTTGATCATAAAAGAACTGGGCAAACTTCTCAGGATTCATCGCGACAGCTAACGACTTGTGGTATCCTCTAGCATTACTAACCATTCCATTTTCATCCAAAAACTTTTTAATAAAGTTCTCTGGATTAGACTGTATTTTTTTTAGTTCTGCAGCATCTCCGGGATTAAAAACAACTGAATTATCATCTAATTTAAACTCAAAACCTTTGAACTCATTAGAAAACACCTCATCAGTCTTTTGTGAAAACCACTCAGACTTACGCTGATTCTCCTCCTGTGTAGTCTTCGCTGACTCTACATATTGCTTGTACTCTTGATACCCTTCATCTTCACTTAAAGAATTAGAAGATCCGCTTGACTCAAGAGGAACTTTATATTTTTCTTTTTGCTCGTTGAAAAATTTCTTAGCTTTAGCAACAATTTTTTTCTTTTTAATTTTTATTTTCTTGATGTCTGACTCTTCATCATAATCTTCGTCATAATCAAAGTCTTCCATCAATGAATCGATATCGTCTTCGTCTAAACCTTCTTCGGTAGACAGAAGATAATCCTTTAGTAATTTATCATCACTAACAGAATCAATGTCTCTGTTTAATTTAACAAAGTCATCAAGACCTCTTCCTGTTTCTTTTTTATACTTATAGTAAGCAGCTACATCGTCTGGAAGTTCTTCAGCTTCTTCTTTAGCTGCGTTAATCTCATCCAATGAAGATAACTCTCTTCCGTATTTATTCTTAATAAATGAAAGAATATCCTCCTCTCTTAATTCAGCAGAAGGAGATTTCTCTTCTTCAGTCGCTACTTCATTATTTACTTCAGTTTCTACTTCAGTTTCTACTTCGACTTTTGCCTCGGTAGTCTCGCTGTCTACAAACTGGTCCTCGTGCTTTTCCAATAGTTCATTTTCAACTTCTTGCATTGACTTTGTTTCTATAGGCTTTACTTCTCTTACTTTAATTTCCATTGTTATTTGATTTTATTTGCAAAGATACATAAATTTTATTATAACTATCTAGGATTGAACTCAGCGAAGTCGAAGCCATCAAGGCTGTCTTCGTTAGATTCAAAATTGACAGGTGGTAAATTATTTTTTCTTTGCTCGATTAATTTTGATTGTTGTGTACTCTGTTGGCTTATTCTTTGGGATTTAGCATCCTCCTTCATAACCTCTTTATCTTTTACAGCATTAACTTCTACTCCCTTAAGCTGCATCTGTAAAGAGAACTCTTTATCCATTAGCTCCACTTTCAAGGAAGCTTCGTTTTTAAGCTTTTCAATGTCAAAAGCAGTTTCAGCTTGTTTAACTTGTATTTTCCCTTGAGTTTCAGCTTGTATCTTCTGCATAGCTGATTGAGCAGCAATTTGCTGAGACTGTTGTTGTTGAGCAGCAACCATAGACTGTTGTTGAATCTGCATCTTTTCCTCTCTGTCTTGCTTCTTAATACGCTTCATTTTTAGAAGCTGATTAGCTAACTTGAGATTTCTTAATTCTCTAATATCAATAGCGTCCTCAAGATTAATATCTCCTTTAGATAATGCTATCTGAATATTTTGTTCTAATTGTTGTCTTTGTTCTTCATCAGGAGAAATTTCAACAAAAATACCAAAGTCATAAATGTACAAATCAGAAATCTCCCCTAATATATTTACATTATACTTCCCTATCTTATTTATAAAGTCTTCCTTGAAGTCTGAGTATTCTAAAATATCAGCAACTCTATAAGTTAATGCTTGAGCTAAAGATTTATATAAGTATAAACCTCCTTCAAGAATATGTCTTGTTGCTGTGTTTGAATTTAAAGCTGCTAGCTTCTGAACTCCTACTAAAGCATTTGAATCTGGAGTAGAACCATCTCTAGCTTCATTCAATCCTGTTACAGCTCTAATCATATCTAAGTAATGATTATAACTTCCTGTAAGCATTTGTAATTTACTAGCTCCTGAGCTAGATGTAAGTTGTTGAATTGGAACTCTTGCGTTGTTAAACTCTCCGTCTTGAGTATAAGACCTACCAATAACAGAACCTGTTTGGAAGTATAGCCTTAATGCATCCTCCGGATTGTATGCAGCTCCTGTACCAAGGTCTACCTCGTTAAGACCATCTGCATCGATGAATACTCCGTCAGGAACAACCTTAGCAATTACTTGCTGTATTTTTAAATGAGTAATTTGTATTAAATCTGCAAAAGGAATCATCCTTCTAACTAAAGACTCAATACTACCTTTATACATTCTTGGAGCACAAGCCACATAGTTAGGAATAGCGTGCTGAGCTGAAGACTTTGGTCTTACCATATTCTCAGACATTTCCCACTTAAGCATAATGTTAGTACCCATAACCATAACTCCCTCATACCAAACGTCAATAGTTTTAGAAACCTTCTCAAACTGAGCGTCTTCCATCATTTCTTCAGGTGGATTGAAGCTATCATCCTTCTCTATCATTTTAACATTTCCGTTATCAGAAATCTTTTTCTTATAGACAATCTTTTTGGTAGTCTTATAGTTAAAATAAAGAAGTGTAGCTGTATCTCTTAGAAATATATCGTTATCATGAAACTGAGAAACATTATAATGGTCATACCAGCTTTGGCTAGATTTAGATATTGTCTCCAGCTCTTCTTTCGTTATTGTAGGGTCAATCTTAAATAGCTCAGTAATTGGAACAGTTTTAACTTCACCCCAATAAAAACAATCTTTAAAATGAGGGTCTTCAGTATAGCTGTAAATTACATTAGCAGGGTCAACATAAGAAATCTTTACTCCTTCTCCTGAAAGAAACTCATGCTTTGCAACAGATATTCCTATTACAGTAGCATCGTAATCAAGTCTTTTCCTTGTATCATCATAATGATTTTCATCAAATATAGTATTGATAGCCGTCTCTTCTGCAATTTCTATTGCAGGCTTATAGTTAAGCTGCATATAAAGAGATAGTTCTTCATCTGTTTTAGGAAGCTCATCTGGATCCATAGTAAACGGATCAACTCCTGAATCTTTTTGTATTTGTTCCAACACAGGTTTAGCAATCATCTGACCTTCAATATTGTCTTGAAAAGAACCTCTCTTCTCTTGAGACATTGCGTCTTGAGAGTACACTTTAACTTTGAATAATCTATCAGACATTCCGTTAACCACAATGTCTACAAATTTTGGTAGAATAGGTACGGGTGTCCAATCAAGATTTAGATAAGACAAATCTCCATCAACTGATAGTTCATTCTTATATTTTGATACTGACTGTTCGCCTCTTGCGTACAATCTTAATCTTGCAAATTCTTTTTTTTGGTTATAAAACCTTGAACTTGACCCGTCGTTTTTAAACCATTCATATTGAATAGTCTGACCTACCATTAGCCCGTATTCAACAGTTTTTTTCTCTTCATCTGAAGCGAACTGATTCGGGAAACTTTGAGGATTTACTGATATCTTTACTTCTTTCATCTAATTATTTGGCTACGATTTCCATCATTACTATACCTTGCAAAGGTAATGCTTATTTTTGACTCTTGTTTTTGAGGTGTATATAATGTCTTTTGACAAGCCATTACGGCTAATCCAGAGCTAATAGAAGCATCATGCTTTGTTCTGTTATTAATATCAAACTTTGCCCAATCTTCCAATGTTCTATTAAATAACATAGAGCCAACTTCATCACTAGGTCTATAAGTTCCATCTAAATCAAATCCAACGTGTTTTTCTATATATGACTCTATAGCGGCTGCGTGAGCTTGTTTTATATCTTCAGACGAGTTAGGTATCCCTCCAAGCTCTTTCTCTGTCTTAGATAGCTTATTATATATCTTATCAGGTCTGTTCATAGAAAACCCTCTATACCCTCTATTCTTAAAATGATATAAAAGCCTCGGCTTATTATTCTCTGCAAGTATCGGCATACCATAAAACACACAAGCCATAAGGACATCTTCAAAGAATATCTCTGCTGTCTGAGGTCTAGCTATGTACTCTAAGAAAAATTCATTACTAGGAGCTTCATCCATACTAAACATAGTAAGTCCGTGAAGAGAACCGTTAGATCCACCGCCACCAACAGTACCTGATATATCGTAACTATCACAACCAAAAGCTCCAATATGTTCGTTTCCTGGATATTTTATTCCATTCTTGGTTATCATGTTGTTTTGTAAATGCTTATTAGGAGTCCAACCAACATAAAACCTTCCTCTTTTATCAGGGCTAAATATAACCTCTGTATCTTGAATTCCATTCTTCCAATGGAAAGACCCTCTAGTAACGTGCCTATCAGTAATTAAAGATTCGTTATAATCTACCTGCTGATATATCTTAGTAAGATTAAATAATGACTGCTTACTTTCATCTCTAAATGCGTGAGATTCCGTTCTTGGAAACTGTCTATAAAATTCATTCAAAGCATCCGGGTCACCCTTTAGTGAATCCACCTCTGCGTCCCAATAATCAATAGCTCCAATCTCTATCATCTCACCATCAGCCCCCAACAATGGTTTTTTAGGATTTCTAAATACAGGCATTCCATGTATATCAATGAACCCTTCCATATTCCACTCCATAGGAATAAAAAGAGAATACATGCCACTTTTTGTCTGTCCGTTTTTATTTCTGGAAGTAACTGACGAATCCTCGTATAACTTTTTAAAATTATCTCCACCTTTACTTAATGCATTGGATGTTGAACCCATCATACACTTCCCTATAACTTTACTACCTAATCTAAGACAGGTTTTAGTTACACGCCAGTTGTTTAAAATATTGTTTGGCTTAATCCACTTTCCTGATTCATCATGAACTAATAAAAGTAACTTCTCTCCATCATAACTGTTATCGTCTGTATTCTTCCAGTCAATAGTAGTATCAAGTCCTTCAAAACTTTCTTCAGCTATAGTAGCCATATTCTTTTTAGTAATCTTAGACGCAGGAACTCTAAATGCTAATTCAGTTTTTGGTTTATCCATTCCATCCTGGATAGGTTTAAAAAAGAAAGGAAGTCTATTGGATATAGGAACTACCTTATCCGTAAACATCTTCTTTGCATCAGAACCTGTCTTTGATAATATCCCAACCCTTGCATCTGTAGCTAGTGTTCCTGTATTTACACATTCAGAAGAACCCATAAAAGAAAATCCAGAACGTCTAATTTTTAGATACGACATTCCAAAAGACCTTTTATCAGCTTTACAAGCTTCCCAAAATATGAAAAATATTCTGTTTGCTTCTCGGTAATCAGGATAACCAACATCTATATTTGTCCATTGAAGGTACATGTAATGAGAACCTGTTATGTAGGTAGACTCACCTTTATTCATAAACCAATAACCTAACTCTCTATTATCAAATTCAGTCTCAATATATTCAACCCACTTATCTTTGAATGAACTGTGCATATCATTCCATTGAAATATAGACTTTATTTTAAATAATTCTCTTGGTAATTCTTCTCTCTCCCAATATTGTTTTTCAGGTTTAGTGCTTCTCATATTAGCACGCAAAGGCTTCATAGGAAGACCTATGACTAACCCACTAACACTAATAATATCACCCAATGTTCCGTCACGAGATATTATCACTATGTCATATTCCTGGTTATATCCGTAATTCCAAGAAGATTTTTTATTCTTTCTCTTAATTACCGAATCAGATATATAGTCCTCTAGGACTGTATATAATTTAACCTCTAGCTCTTTTTTCTGCAAATCCACTTGTACTAGGTTTAGTTTCTTTTTTATCAGACTCTTCTCTTAAATTATCCTCCTCAATATCAATTCTAGAAAGTATTTCAAACGCATCAAATATAGCTAATTTTTTAGCAGCTGCAGCATTCTTTAATTTATCTGCTGCCAAATCATCTTCAATGTCATATCCAACTATTTTTTCTTGAGCAACTTTTATAAGCTCCTCAACAGCTCTTCTTCCTGCTATTACAAGCTCCAATCTTAATTCATTTGAGTTCTTCATAATTTAATTGTTATATAATTATTTATAAAACATTACATACACCATTCTTCCTCCTTCCCATCCTGTATTAGGATATTTACTATGAAAGTAAACAGAAGGATACATAAGGGCTCGATTAGGTCTATACCCAATTACTGAATGAAGTTCCCAGCTATCTAAGTTATTAGATTCCTCTAAAAGAAACTTGTCAAACTCTTCGTTAGTAAAATCATCAGGTATTTGATATCCCTTTTCCTTATGTTTCCAAAAAGCAGTTCCATGTAGCCCTTTTTTGGTGGATGGAGATATATATAGAACAAGTGCTCTTTCCGGACTAATATCTCCTACATTTGAGTCTGCATGTATTCTCCAATCAGTATCAAAGTCTTCTGTTGCTACTCTAAAAAATCCTAAAAGACATTCTCTTTCAACACCTTCAATGACAGAAATTTTTTTCAATATCATGTCGTTAAAATCCTTATCGCTATTCTGAACACGAAAATCCTTATCTCCTAATGATATTTCTATAAAGTCATTATCTAATAGTTTTTGATATGTCGAATCATAGGTTTCTTTATCTAAAAAATTATCTAAAGTATTTATCATAATTTAATTGTTATTTGGTGATCATAAACTCTATACATAGTCTTTTCATCAACAATAAATTCGTATTCGCTTTCCGGAGTGAAACAAACTTTATCTCCATTAGAAACCCCTTGTGATTTTAGATATTCATTAGGATATCTCATTACCCCCATTAAAGGCTCTTTAGATGTAGCTTTATATATATATGAATCCTGAACTTCTAACGGCTCTACGAAACAATATCTATCGTATGCATTCCATTCTCCATCCTGCTTGTACATGAAGAACTGCTCCTGATCTATGAAGAATAAATCATCTTTAAAAAAGCTTTGACCACTTTTTTTTCTTCCCTGCATATCAAAATAAAACTTAAAAACATTATGATGAACAAGTAAAGTGTCACCAATTTTAATTTTACCTTCATATCCTAATGGCGTTTCTATTACTTCTGCGTAACGATTTGAAAACTTATGGTCTTCTTCTGATGTGCTTGTTATAAACTCAGTACCTGATATTTCTTTTGTGTTGTTGTATCTCTTGCCGTTAAGTGGCTTTACGATAAATTGGAATGGTGATTTCATAGTTGGTGCTTACGAGCCGCAACCAATACAATCTATTTGACTATCTGTTGGCTTGACCCCATTTAATTTCATTTTAATATTGTGGATTTCGTCAGATAATTCTAACTTATCCATCCAAGTCTTCCCCTCCTTTTGAGACTCCAACTCTTCTATCTTTAATTGTAGTAATCTTCTTTCTGCTTCAGTCATCCTTAAAAGTTTATATTGTACTCAATAGAAATAGGCATCGTAGAAGTAAATCTTTTCCACATAACTATTCCGTCATCTCCTTCTATCCATATATTTATATCTCCAGATTCAGATTGGTTTTGTATAAGATGAATTGTATAGCTTCCTCCAAGGACTTGTTGCCCCACTATGTAGTGCATCGCCCCTCCCTTGTAGTCAGGGCCTATTGATATTTTTCTAATATTCATATTATACGCTTTTCCAAACTTCAATTTGAGCAGATGGAGTAGTACCCACCCATCCTAATAAATTTGCACCCTCTAATCTTCCAGAGTCACTACCAGAAGAATCTCTCATAATTTCATACGTTAAAACGTCATTTGCATTAGCAACAACAGGAACTGTTAACTCGTAAGGTGTTAACAAACCTGCCTCTATTATTTTAAAAACTTTAGGGTCTCCTACCTGAACCCCATTTATTAAAGCTCTAAAAGCAAAAACAGAAACGCTCCCTGAAACCCCTTCTTTTGTAACAGAAATAAAAGTGTTTACTAGGTAGTTACCTGCTGTACTAAATACAACGTCACCACTTGATATTATTTCTACATTTGTAGATGTCTGAGTAGCGCCAAACTCAACCTTTAAGGCTGTTCTCCCTAATGGACTTTGAATGCCATAAGAAGTTCCCTTTATTTGAAAAACATATTGAGCTGTTGAATTAGGAACTAACGCTATTATGTCTCCAATCAAATAACTCTTGGTTATGTTGGAATCTTCAAAATCAGTTCCTACAAGGAAATCATCTACAGTTACTGCGGTATCAAAATTATAAGTGCTTATCTTACCCATTTTCTTTTTTTATTTCTCCTGTTTGTATATTTATTACAGCGTCTTCGCCATATTTTTTCATTAGTTTTTGCTCCTCTAAAGCGTACTCAGATTTCATTTCTGAAATGTCAGACATTAAAGCGTTCTGCTGAATAACCGTATCTCCCAATGAGATTTTTAGTTTGTTGAAGGAGTTCACTAATTCTTGTATTCTTTCTAATTCTTTTTTAGTTAATTTATTCATTTTATTTGATTTTTTATAAAGATAGTAAATTATTTATTAATCCCTAAACCTTATTAACATTTATATTTTATTTTTTTAAGATAATACCCACATAGAGTCATCAATATAGTTTGGAGTTGTGTTTGTTGTTATTATAGTCCCAGTATAAGAAGAGTTTATATCTTGGATGGTTGCTCCACTCCCTTCTGCCGTAGGGAAGTAAGCTTTTAGTCCAGTTTCTGAACCAGTAAAAGTTCTTGTCATATCTGCTGCAATCTCTGATTGAGTTCTTGCCGTAGTCCAAACAGCTAACTCCTTTTGAGTTCCAGTATTTCCTAAAGTAGATATTACTGGACCAAACCCTCCAAAATAAAAGTTAGAACCACTTCGTGTAAATCCTAATGTTGCACTTGCTCCTACATTTGTTTGTGCCACTCCATCAACATACATAGTTCCACCAGTAGAAGCATCTAATGAAATTGAAATGTAGTACCATTGTCCAGCGTTAAAATATTGACCAGCATTTGATTCAATTAAAACAGCAGAATTTCCACTCGAGGAAGTTGGTAAATACATTCTAATAACCCCAGTATCTCTAAACTCAGCATAAAAAGTACGTTGTCCACTACTTTTATATTGTGCACACAAAAATTGCCTTGCTTGACCGTTAAAAGTGGTTACGTCTGGCTTAGCCCAAAACGATACCGTTCTTGTGCTTGTAACAAAATTTAAAGGTAACTGAACCCACTCGTTATAAGTAGCGTCAAAGTGTAAAGCATCTTTGACTGCAGAAACATTTCTCTGTGCGTATGTTCCTATTCTATAAATCATACTAGTTCCCCGATTAAGTTCCACTCATCAGTTCCTATCTTTAATAAACTTGCTCCACAATTTCTTCTCCCCATTTCGACTAAACCGTCAACACTATTTAACTGTGTCCCTGTAGTAGGGTCAAAAGTAATAGTTTCAGCTTTCTTTGTGAAAAATATCTGAGTCCCTATAGGAAACGCAACACTTGAGTTTAAAGGTATCTCAATAATAAGGTCATCGTTATTTTCTATATTAGTGTCCCTATCGGAAAGTATTAAAGAATGAGTTCCAGAGTAAACTGATGTCTGTATTAAAGTTGTATTATCTAAAGCCGTATTCAAATCAGTTTGACTTGATAGCGTACCTGTAATACTCCCCCAGGTAGTAGCACTTAAGGTTATCCAATCTGTTCCTGTTGCAGTTGAACTTAGTACTTGTCCTGTAGTTCCACTTTGGTTATTAGAATCAATAAAAGCTCCTGTTACTCTAGCGTTTCCTTCAACGTGTAATTTCTCTGTTGGAACAACTATCCCTAACCCTAATCTTAAATTAGGCTCATCTACGAACACTGTATTAGATACTAATGTATTACCATCTCCAACCCAAATTCTTCCCGTAGGAAGGTTAGGAACATCATTAGCCCTCATTATAGATGACACCGTAATAGAACCTGAAGTTCCTGTTGATACCTTACCAACAAGTCCCATGTTTTGAATAGCGTTACCTTCTCCTGTAGGTTTAGTTAACGTAAGTCCTCCTCCTGATTTTAGATATACAGTATCTCCTGTAGTTGGAACAACTCCATCAATAGGAGATGTTATAATATTTGTTAACGCTCCAGTGATTACCACAAAGCCAATATCATTGTTTCCTAATGTAGTTTTAAGTAATCCAATAGCTGGATAATTACCTGCACTTATTAAAGCATTTGCAGGAGCTACCTCTATTGTGGCTGTTGCACCAACAGTACCTATTTGATATACAGGTGTGCCTACTGTTATAGTTCCGCCTGAAGTGTTTTTACACGCTATTTCTACAAGTGTTGAAGCTCCTGATACTACATCAGACCACTGACTTACACTACCTGTAGATGTTAATATTTGACCTATAGTTCCTGCAGAATTATTCGAGTCAATAAAGGCTTGACTTGCTTTTATATTTCCATCAACATCTATCGAATCCTTAAATTCTATTGGCATATTATCCTATTTTAGTTATTACTACCCTAACTGCTGCTGTAGCAAGAGCAACCGTAGTTGCCAGAGTGATTGTATTAGTTGTAGTTCTTTCAACACTTAAAAATACTGTTTCAAATGTTGTTGTATTGTAACACTGAACAGACACGTCTCTAGTAGCTAAATTATGAGTAACAACGTATGAAGTTAAAGTACCATTTCCTATATTAGCAGCAAACTCCCTTGTTGCAACCTCAGTATCAACAGCAGTAGCAAAATCAGTAATCTGTGATGCCGTTATCGCTATAGTCGTACTAGAAGCAGCAGTTATAAGTCCCTTTCCATTCACAGTGAAAGTTCCTACGGATGATGCAGTTCCAAAAGAACCTACATTAGCATTAACGGTTGCTAGCGTGCTTGACAACACAACATTCGCAGTTCCATCAAATGAAACGGTAGGTGCTGTCATATCTCCAGATATAGAGAAGTCTCTAGCTGTAGCTAAGGCAGTTGCCGTGCTTATATTTCCTGTTATAGAACCAGTTACAGTTAATCCTCCTGTTATTGTAACAGTACTCCCGTTATCAACTATAGAAGAGTCAACAAATTGAGTTCCTGTATTATCCCACTTTAATATGGCATTGTTTGTAAACGCAGAAGCATTTTTCAAGCTTATAGTTCCTGATGTACTTATAGGGCCTCCAGTTAACCCCTCTCCTGTCGCTACAGAAGTTACAGTTCCTGACGAACTTCCTATAGCTACCCAATTAGCACCGTCATAGTATTTAAGAGCTGTTGAGGCTGTATTAAAAATAAGCTGCCCTTGACCTGATACTACAGGGTCTGATGCTAGGTTTTGAATTTTTACGTTCTGTATTTCATTATTCTCTAGCGAAATATTGTTTAGATACTTTATTGCCATTGTTTTAGTTTAAAAATGCCTCTCCTGCAAAGGCTGAAGAGAATGTTATTGTTATTTGTGATAAGTTTATGTATTGTACCTGTCCAAACACCTCAGTTCCTGCTGAATCTACAACAGACACAGAAGGGAATTTGCTTAATGTGTGGTTTATAATCCAAGTATTAGAAGCTACGGTTTGAGTAAACACAAAATTTTTATCTCCAGTTGCTCCATAAGAAAGTATTGATATAATATAGTTTGAGTTAGCTACTAAATCTCCGTTTCCTGTCGCGTAGGTTAATCCTATATCATAAAATGTTGGCTCTAATATATTTTGAACAGATGAATCCCACTTGAATATTCCAAAAGTAGAAATGTCATCACCTCTAGAAATCATTACGGTAGCACCTATCAGTGGATTAGTATAAAAAGAACTTATATCTGGAGAACTTCCTAACAACCTTTCACTTAACATAAATGTCGATACAGAGCTAAAAGGAACTGATGCTCCTAATGAAATATCAAAAGATATTGTTCCTGAATCTCTACTATCTAAAGCGGTTTTATTTTGAAACTTATAATGTAAATCAGGATTGTCAATACGATTCTGATTGTTCAGAAAGTTAGCTACTTTTTGAGCTGTAAAGTTTTTTGTAGAATCATTAGACTGAGAATCTGTTCCGATCCATCTGTCAGACCCCACAACTTCTGCGTCATTCGTATATTGACTTATTTTACCCATAGTAATTTCTTTGAATTACAAAGGTACATATTTTTTAATAAAGATTTTTTATGTATAGAATATAATCCTCACAATAAATACAAGAGCTAAAATTGAAACTATTGCTATAAATACAAAATTCCATTTAAAGACTTTTTCCTTGTAGTACTTAACTGGGATATTTCTTACAATTACTTTCTCAATGAATATCGTGTCGCATTCACCATTAATATATATCGAATCCCTGAATCTAAGAACCCTCACGGAAAGATTGTCCTTGTTTAGTGTAATAGTATCGGTTAAGTATTTTTCATGCACCACAGTGTCTGAAATGACTTTATACGTGTTTAGCTTAATCGTATCAATTAATTGAATACTGTCCACCGTGTGAACGTAAGGAAATTTTTTAACTATTCGAGTATGCCTTTGAATAGGGCTGCAAGAAAAAAAAATAAATATTATTAATAAGTATTTCATAATTTTAAAAATTAAATAAACTCGAATTATCCCACATTGCTTTTTTCCCTCTAATATCGTAGTGAACAAATCCATTGTATAAACCAACCCCTCCCTCAGTCATTTTGCCTTGTTTAATGAGTTTTAAGATAGTTCTGGCTAATTTCTTTGGCGTAATATTTTTAGATGTAATATCGCTTGCAGAAGCTGTTAAATGTTGACTGTATTTAGCACCTCCAATTTTCTTATTGTAAGCTGTGTGTCTGTAAGATGAATTAATATGAATCGGCTGACCAATGAAATCTCTTAGTACTTGTAAATTATTCGCTAACTCTTGAACATTATCCATAAACTTCTCAGGAACAGGTGTTCCGTCATTACAACTAAACTCGTGTAGGTAAAAGTTTTTGGTTAATTGCATTTAAGAATGATTTCTTTTATATGTATCAAATTGCTTTTTTAAAGAATTGTATTTAGCCTTCCAACTTTTTACCTCTTCTTTTAAATTTCTGCTCTCTTCTTTTACAATTTTTAACTCTTCACGAACATAATTTAGTTCAAACTTTAACTCTGTATATCTTTCCTTTTGGTCAACTACAAATTCGTTATAAGCATTCTGCATAGAACCCAAAGCGTCAGTATCTGCTTGTTTCTCGTTAATGCTTTTCATCTTTAAACCCCCGAAATAAGCACCAACACCACCTAAAGCAATTATAACGTTATCCCAATTAGCCTTCAAAAATTCTAATATCATTTCACTTCTTTTTTTTCTTCAAACATAAATATTGAGTTTAAGCAATGACCACCTTTAGACCAGTGTTTGATATCAATTATATATAAAATTATTACCACTAACCATCCGAAACCAGATAAAGTCTTATCTCTTTGATTTTTACCTAAAGCACTTGAGATAGTCTCCCCTTTATATCCAAAGCTGTACCCTCCAAATCTACGGAATACAACATTCCATAAACTCCTAAAGTGAAAGTTCATTAATATATCCAACTCCAAGGCGTTGTTAAACCAAAACGTATTCATTGCTTTTAAAAATCCGAATACTTTAATGTTCTTATACATCACAACAATAAAATTAATTATTGCAGTAGGTATAAGAAGTAAGTAAGCTATTATTGATAATATAAACCCCATTATAGACCTTCTTTGGTCTCAATGTAAGCAATAGCTGGAATAAGTAAGATGTCACCAACAGTCTTGTACCAGTCAGATACAACTAAGTTTTCATCAGTTACCTTAACGTAACTACCAGGTATCTCTAAAATCGGGTCTTCTAAGCTATACTCAACAGTTCCAATCTCTGGAACGTCTTTAAATCTAACTTTTTTTGTGTTGTAACTTACATCACTAAATACATTACCTTTTGAATCTAATCTCTCAACGAAATATTCAACAGTAAAAGAATCAGTCATAGGCTCAATTAATATTGATTTTATAACTCCCCTTCTATTGTCAGTGCTTATTTTAGTTTTTTTCAAAACAATGCCTGTCGCAGCACTGCTTAACTCTTTATATTTCATAAGTTATATATTTTCAATGAAAACGTAGTTAATTACCACATCATCAATTAGTAAGGTTGTTGTTTGTGTGTACATGCTATATAGCTATTATTATTCCTATTACCATAATGCTAGGATATTAGATGCACCAGTTCCTGTAGCAAATACTCTAACAACTTGAACTGGTAGAAAAGTTCCATTCGCAATATTTACGAAAGTAATATCGTCTCCTGCTGCAGTCCTAACCTTTAAAGTTCCTCCTGTTCCAACGTATAATACGTTTCCGTTGTTTCCTAATCCACTTGCATTAGCAGGATTAGGTATATCTGTTGTGTCGTTAGGAACAACTGCTGCTGCCCTTGATGCTTGTAATTTTTGATATGCCATTATTTTATTTTTTATATGGGAAAGCCCTGTTTAATGTATCTTGTCTTTTGTTGCATCCGCAGTCCTTACCTACTGTCTTGGAAACCTTATCCACAACCTTTTTTATTCCTGTTGCTTTTGTTATCTTAGCAACCGTGTCTCCTAATCCTTTTGATTTCATATTACTTTTTTACAAATATACTAATATTATTTTTTAGATTTTGCTCCTGAGCATTTCCACCTTTTACGAGACAAGTTGTTTGGGGTGTTAGGATTGTTTTGTTTTTTCTTAGACAACCTCTTCTTTATACCCAAGCTTCTTGCACAATAACTGTCGCCCTTAGATGTCCCTGGTTTAACCCTCGGCCCTCCACCTTTTGCATTACCTGCCTGTCCGTAGCTAACCTTTTTACCTGACTTAGTTACCTTTACTTTTGCTTTACCTGCTCTTGGCTTTACCATAATCTACTTCTTTTTTTTCATAGACATCTCTATCATATCACCCATCATATCACCTTTCATTACACCTCGAGCAATCATGGAAACCTTCTTAGATTCTTTTCTTTCTTTCTTGGCTTGAACCGCCATCTGAATAGCTGTCATCCCATTTGGTATTCTTACTTTCTTATCCATAGTTATTTTTTTTTCTTTTTACCTCTAGCTTTTTTATCTCCCTTGGTATCGTTAGTATCACCCCTGTTTTTACTCTGAGGTCTTAAGGTTACCTTTCCGTTACTCTTGTGAGAAACATCCTTCTTATCGCCATTACCATAAGTTCCCATCTTCCTGTTTAACTTAACAAGCTCAGATCTCCTCTTTATTTCACTAGGTCTTTTGTTGTATTTCTTTTGATACGCGTTCTTTTTCTTCCTTGCTTCAGGATTATCTTTATAATATTGTGCTGTTCTTCCTAATGCCATTTAAAATGTTTGTATCTTTGATTGCAAAGTTACAAAAATAAAATTTAATGATAGATTACAAAGATAGGCCTGAAGAATACGACTATTTAAAATACTACACAGTAGTACACAGGTATTTTAGGAAAAAATATGAACTAACGAGAGAAGAACTAGATTTAATTCTTTTTCTTATGTCAGAACGTATTTTTAACAAGAGAAAATTCCAAGAATTTAACGAATTACTGATGTGGGACAGGAAAAGATTCGATAATATGCTGGATAACGGATGGATATCCATATTTAGAGCCCCGAGTGACGGAATAAGTGCAAGATACGAGCTGTCTTATAAGGCTAGACGAATGGTGCGTCAGCTATATAAAACTATTATAAACAAAGAAATCCCTCAGTTGCCTGAGAGAAATCCAATGTTTAAAAAAGAAGTAGGTTTTTCAGATAAGGTTTACAGAAACTTTATTAAAAAAATGAATAAAGAGACTAAAACAATCCGTAGGAAGTCTAAATAACTACCACCACATTCCCCTCCTGTATGATAGTATACGATTCATCGTTTATCATCATCGTGAACCCAGAGTTTTTATCGTAATATATAACATCTTCTGATTTTATTACGTTAACATCTGATCCAGGTTCAATAACCCTACCTTTTTTATACCTCATCGCAGATACATCATCCGCAGATAACAACAATCCAGAGGAGGTTTCTATTTCCTCCTCTATAGTTTTTATTACAATATACTTTCCTATTGGTTTCATATTACATTCATTATTATAGGAGCATACGCCCCAATACATTTTTTTAATATATATCTATTCAGATAATCTACAGACTCATTGTACATCATGCCATTCTTCATGAGGGTCTCTACTATTCTATCGAACGAGTAAACAAACTTACCGTTGTTTTCGTCAAATCCAATTATAGAATCGTCAAACCCCTCTATTTTTACAAAATTTACTTGCATACCTTATGAATCTTCAAGACTTCTGGCCATAGTTATTATAGCATTAGTGGATAAAATCGTAACTGCCACAGAAACAGCATTTTGCAATGCGTTCTTAGTTACTTTGGTCGGGTCAATAATCCCCATCTCGTACATATCTCCGTACTCGTGGTTCTTTACATCGTACCCTAAACCCGAAGGGTTTGATTTTTTTCCATAAACATCGTTGTAATCTAGTCCGGCATTTTCTAAAATCTGTTTAATCGGAGACTGCAGAGCAATTCTTAACATTTGTTCAGCTACATTGTCGCTTCCTTCAAATCTTTTCGATAATATATCAAGAGCGTAACCTCCACCAGGCAAAATTCCTTCCTCCAGTGCTGATCTCGTGGCGCAAACCGCATCATCAACCCTATCATAAAGCTCCTTCTGCTCTAAATCCGTGTTACCTCCAACATATATTACACCTATACCACCAGTCAATGACGCAATCCTAGATAAAATAAAATCTTTATCCGCCTTTTTCTTGGACTCCTTGGCCGCATCCTTTAGCTGAGATACTCTTTCTTCTATATCCGCACCGTTCTCTTCGTCTTTTATTAGTATAGTCGCTGATTTCTCAACCACAATCTTCTTCGCAAAACCTAAATTCTCTGGTGTTATCAAACTTAAATCATCTCCTGTGCTCTGTGAGAAATATTTCGCACCAACCGATAACGCAATATCCTGCATCAACTCGTGCTGCTTGTACCCAAACGATGGCGGCTGTATTACACAAACCTTTAATCCTCGCTTCATTACATTCGCAGCCAAGGTGTTTATTACATTGGACGAACATTCCGCTATTATCAACAGCCTGTCGTCATTCGCAATAACTGGTTTCAATATGTTTTCTATCGATAATATGTTGCTAATCTCCGTGTCGGCAACTAATACCTTCACATTCTCCAACACACACTCGTCTCTTTTAAAATCATTGATAAATAGATGTGACGAATAACCTCTGTCAATCTTTATTCCTGTCGTAGTTTCAAAATGAGTATCAGACGTGTGCGACTTTTCAACGGTTACTATACCATTCTCGCCAACCTCATTGTATACTGACGCTATAATTTCACCTATCTCCGGCTCGTTATTCGCAGATATCGTGGCAATGTCTCGGAGCTTATCCCCGGTTACATCACGACTCATATCCTTCAGCTCTTCAATCACCTCTTCAGTTCTCGAAACCAACTCACGTAACGTGGCAGTCTTATCTTTCGTGATTAAATCAAACCCCGATGTCGCTAACGCCTCAGTTAACACTATCGATGTCGTAGTTCCATCACCTGCAGATGTCGCAGTCCTATCCGCAGCCTCCTTCATCATCCTAACCGCAAGGTTCTCCACTGGATCCATCAGGTCAATCGATTTCGCAACCGTTACCCCATCCTTTGTTACAGTAATTCCGTGTGTATGATTCGGTGACTCTATTAATACAGTCTGGCCGGAAGGCCCTAACGTAGATTTTACAGCTTTAGACATCTGCTGTATCCCGTTAATTAATTTTTCCCTAGCATCCTTATCGAATACTAAATTCTTTGGTGTGTATCCACTGCTCATTATATTTTATATTTAATTTGATTTCGTTACAAAGGTAATCATTTTTTATTAGATAACCTAAATAAACGCAGATAAAAGATACGCTAACTTATATCCCGTGAACGCACCCAACGCTGCCGGAACTGGAAACATTATAAACTTACCCAAGCTGGTAACATATTTCGGCCTATTTATAACCTTTCCCACGTAAAAGTAGTACGTCATGTACGACAACAGAACCATTATGTCCATCCTCTGAGAGATAAACACAACGAGTATCGACCCCAAGAAACCGTAAACGAAGTTTTCTACCGCCGCAACACTCAACTCCTTTCTCTCAGACTCCCTGTACTCCCTCCTAATGTTTTTTAAACTCATAGTATATTTTATTTTTATCCTATTTTTTTTACCGTGTACACAGAACCATTAACGGAGTTCCTCCTGAAAATATCAGCGAACCTATCCGCATCATCCTTCTTAACAAACTCCATCGGAATCCCTTCCTCATCATTCACTAAAAAAGTGTGTTTTACGTTCCTAGTCTTCTTTAAAATTACATACATACTATCAATAAAGTTTAGTGATGTGCAAAGCTACAATAATAATTTATAATACCAAAAACAATACAAAAGTGTCAAGTGTTGATTTTTTGTCTCTATATAGGGGGTAAGGGAAAACAATAAACTATAAAAAACTCTACTGTATATTTTTGGTTAAAAAGTAACACTTTAACACTAACCCTTATAAACCCTAGAAAAAAGCAACATTTTCTTAACACTGAAGTGTCATAGTTCAACACTTATGCGAGATATATGTAGTTTTTGGGTTACCACCATAAATTACAAAAAACTTTTAAAAAAGAAAACCGATCTTTTTTTCGGGGGTGGGGTCACTCCTTAACATTTTTTCTTGTATTTTTTTGGCTTTTAGTGTTGACACGTTAGCCGAACGTAGTCGTTTACATTCGGCTATATCTTCCTTATTCTTGTATCTTATATACTTATATCTTTGCCACTCTTGTTTGTTCCTTTTGGTATCTTATAAATTCATATTACAAGAAAATAAATACTATTAACACGTTTATAGATCTGAGGTAATAACCGTCCACAAAAAAAGATTCAAAAATAAATAAAAAACCTTTTGGAGTTAATAACTTATAACTCAATCAATTATACAATCAATTACTTAATTATATATATATAGACTAAATTATATATGAATTATATTAGGATTATCAATAAATTATATTACCTTTATCCAAGCGCAAACGGAAAACGTCCAAAATTAACATAAAGCGCTATTAATCAATAGATTAACTTAATAACACTACTTAAAACACTGATAACCATGATAATAGAAATTAAAGCAAAAAATAAACATATACCTTTAGAATCATTAGGTAATTTAAACCGTACAAAAAATTTAGTACGTAAAAATGAAGCTAAACAAAAAATTGATAATACATATAGTAATGTATATGACAAAAAAATTGAATTTAAAGCAAAGCGTAACAATGACAGAAAACAAAAACGTGAAAACGCATATAATTTGAGAGCTACAAAAAGGGGATTGATATAATATAGAATACTACTTATTGGATGCGATTAAATCGCATAGTTTAGAGCCTTAAACTTAAAAACAAGGGATTAACAAAGACAATTTATAATTGTGCAAATAT